AGGGCAACGAAGATTAAGAATCTTACCAACTAAAGATGGTTCTACACCATTCAAAGAAGTTTGGTACCACGAGATTCAAGTAGATGGAAAATTCCAAAAATTTTATGACCCGGGAAAAAACGACAACGAACGTTCACCTTTAAATGAGGTTTACGAAGAACTTCGTTCAACCGGAAAAGAATCTGACAAAGAGTTAGCTAAACAGTACTTATCACGTAAATTTTACATTGTGAAAGTTATTGATAGAGATAACGAGGCGGATGGTGTTAAATTTTGGAGATTTAAACATAACTACAAAAACGAGGGTATTTTAGACAAAATTATCCCAATTTGGAGAAATAAAGGTGATATCACAGACCCTTTAACAGGTAGAGATATCATTTTAGAATTGACTAAAGCAAAAACTCCAAAAGGTGCTTTTTACACAGTAATTCAAACGGTTATGTATGACGATGCAGCTCCTGTTCATGAGGATAAAGCAACTGCTGACGGATGGGTTAACGATGAGTTAACTTGGGAAGATGTTTACTCTAAAAAACCGGTTGAGTATTTAGAAGCTATCGCAAGAGGTGAAACTCCAAAATGGAATTCTGATAAAGGTGGTTACGATTATGGTAATTCAGACGAAGATGAAACTTCATTTGGTGGTTCTAAACCATCGGCACCTATTGACCCACAAGCGGATGCCGAAGGGGATGAGGATATGCCATTCTAATCAAAAACACTTGGACATATAACTTGGACACTGAGACATACTCGGTGTCCAAGTTGTCTAAAAAACTAAAAAAATTAAATTAATTAGATATATGGCAATTAAAAAACACGATTTTAAGTCCATTAAGGATAAATTTTCTACATCTGCAAAATACAAACCACAAAGGTTTTTTGACTTAGGTCCTGACTTTTTGGATGCGGTTGGTATTCCGGGACCAGCAATAGGGCATTTAAATATGTTCTTAGGTCACTCAGACACTGGTAAGACGACTGCTTTAGTAAAATGTGCGGTTGATGCTCAGAAAAAACAAATATTACCGGTATTCATTATCACCGAACAAAAATGGTCATTTGAACACGCAAAACTTATGGGTTTTGAATGTGAAGAAATGGTTGATGAAGAAACAGGTGAATTAGAGTGGGATGGGTTTTATATCTTCAATAATAACTTTGATTATATTGAACAAATTACTGACTACATTAACTCTTTATTAGATGCTCAAGAGAAAGGTGAATTAGATTATAGTTTATTATTTTTATGGGATTCTGTTGGTTCAGTTCCTTGTAAAATGACTTACGAAGGTAAAGGAGGTAAACAACATAACGCAGCGGCTTTAGCTGACAAAATAGGTATGGGTATTAATCAAAGAATATCAGGAAGTCGTAAAGCGGATTCTAAATATGAGAATACTTTGGTTATTGTTAACCAACCGTGGGTTGAACTTCCGGATAATCCATTTGGACAACCTAAAATTAAAGCTAAAGGTGGTGAAGCAATTTGGTTGAACTCTTCATTAGTTTTCCGTTTTGGAAATGAAAAAGGTGCAGGAACAACAAAGATTACGGCAACTAAAGATAAGAGAACTATCAAATTTGCGGTAAGAACTAAAATCTCCGTAATGAAAAATCATATCAATGGACTTGGTTATGAGGATGGTAAGATTATTGTAACCCCTCATGGATTTTTGGCGGGAAAAGAAACTTCAGAAGAAAAAGCTTCAATTGAGAAGTACAAAAAAGAATATTCTGAATATTGGAAAAACATTATCGGAACAGATGGTGATTTTGACTTGAAAGAAGTAGAAGAAAAAGATTAGTAACGAATACAAACAAAACAAGTGGTTAAAACCCTATTAGTGGACGGCAATAATTTAGTAAAGATTGGCTTTCACGGAGTAAAAGATTATTATCATAATGGAAAACACATAGGTGCCTTATGGCACTTTGTGAATACCATTAGACGATTCATAGATGAACAAAACTTTGATAAAGTTGTTGTTATGTGGGATGGTGATGATAACTCTTCAACTCGAAAACTTATTTATCCCCAATACAAAGAACAACGTAGAGACAGAGACAACGAGTATAAGTTAGATTCTTTCACTGAGCAGAAAGAAAGAATCAAACAATACTTGGAGGATTGTTATGTGAGACAAATCAACGTAGATAATAACGAAGCGGATGATTTGATAGCTTACTATTGCCAAATCTCGGATAACGAACAAAAAACTATTTATTCGGGGGACAAAGACCTTACCCAACTTATTTCAGATAAGGTGTCGGTATATTATCCAAGAACCAAAGAAACTTATCAATTAGGTAGTAAAATCAAATGTGATATTTACGAATTCCCTCATCAAAATATTAAAACTTATAAAATTTTATCGGGTGATAAATCTGATAACATTGATGGTATTTCAGGTTTAGGAGAGAAAACTCTTATTAAGTTTTTCCCTGAGCTACTTGAAAAACCGGTTTCAATTACCGATATTTTAGAAAAAGCTGAGAACCTACTTAAAGAAAACAAGAATAATAAAACATTACAAAATTTAATATCGGGTAAAACTAAAAGTGGTGTTCATGGAGAGGAATTTTTTACTATTAATGAGAAAATAATAAATCTATCAAATCCGTTAATTACTGATGATGCTAAAGAACTTGTAGAGTTATATTATAGAGAAACGTTAGACCCGGATGGTCGGGGACATAGGAATCTTATAAAGATGATGATGGAAGACGGTTTTTTTAAATATCTACCAAAGGGGGATGACGCATGGGTAAATTTTGTTAGACCCTTTATGAAACTAACAAGAAAAGAAAAAAGAAATTATAACAACAATTAATTAAAACTATGAAAGACCAAGAATCGGTAAAATTAGAATTCTTAATGATGGTAAATGATAACATCATTGTACAAAGATTTTTTAACGTGAGAGAGTTTAACAATGAGGCAAAGAACTCATTAGAACTTTATGAATTACTTCGTGAATTTAAAGAAGACATTCAAACTCAATTATCATTGAAAACAGTAACGTATATGTCTGATAATATGTACGAAATTATTAACAATCCGGCTATTTTGGAAACGTCATATACTGATGGTCCGGAGTACTTTAACATCTTCATCAAACAAAATGATGTGACAATTTGTCATAGACAAGTGGACGCTAAAGTATACCCTCCAAAGATAAGATACACTGTGGATGTACGCCCACACCTAAAAAACTTGTTGATGAACTTGACTGACATTTTTTCATCTAAAAATTTAACAAAAAAATATATGGATGTTACCTTAAGTGTGTAGTATTTATTAATACACTAAAAGAAAAAATATATGGCGTCAAACAAAAATTTCGAGTATCTAGGTAGTACCTTTCAGATACAATTATTAAACCAAATCATTATTGATAAAGATTTTTCAAGGTCTATCATCGATGTGATTGAAACAAGTTATTTTGAGAATAAATACTTCAAATTAATTATTCAAATGATTAAAGAGTATTATACAAAATACGAACATACACCAACCTTTGACACATTAGAACAAATCACAAAATCTGAGATACAACAACCTCTAGCTGCGAAAATCATTATTGATACCCTTAATAAAGTTAAGGAATCCACACTTGAGGGAGCGGAGTTTGTACAAGAAAAATCAATGAAGTTCTGTAAGCAACAGGAGTTACAGAAAGTTATGGTTAAAGCTCAAAAAATCATCGACACGGGTGAATTTGAAAGTTACGACACATTAGAGGAGATGGTAAGTAAAGCTCTTCAAGTTGGGGAACACGATAAGGGAACAGAAAGTGTTTTCAGCAATTTAGATGACGTTTTAAACGAAGATTATCGCCATCCGATACCAATGGGTATTCCGGGGATAGATAGGTTATTAAAAGGTGGTTTAGCTAAAGGTGAAATCGGTGTTGTATTAGCACCAACAGGTGTTGGTAAATCAACTTTACTGACAAAAATCTCAAATCACGCATTTAATTTGGGATACAATGTTTTACAAATATTCTTTGAGGATAACCCAAAGATTATTCAACGTAAACACATTACGTTATGGACAAAAATCCATCCGGATGAATTGTCTTTAAAAAAGGATGAGGTTATGATTAAAGTTCAAGAAATTAAGGAGAGTATGACTAATCAATTGATACTTAAAAAACTTCCATCAGATACTGTAACAATGATGCAAATTAAGAATCAAATTAGAAAAATGATTTCTGAAGGAAACAAAATTGATATGGTATTATTGGACTACATTGATTGTGTTGTTCCTGATAAAAACTTGGGTGACGAATGGAAATCTGAAGGGTCTGTTATGAGAGGATTTGAGGCGATGTGTCATGAACTTGATTTAGTTGGTTGGACAGCAACACAAGGTAACAGAAGTTCAATATCATCAGATGTTGTAACTACTGACCAAATGGGTGGTTCAATCAAAAAAGCACAGGTTGGGCACGTAATTATTTCCGTGGCAAAATCTCTACAACAAAAAGAAATGAAACTAGCAACGATTGCAATTACTAAATCACGTATTGGTGATGATGGTATTGTCTTTGAAAATTGTAAATTTGACAATGGTATGTTAGAAATTGATACAGAAAGTTCGGTGACCTTTTTAGGTCTTGAAGAACAAACTGAAGAAAGAAATAGACAACGAATCAAAGATTTGTTAGAAAAAAGAAAAGAAAAACAACAAACACAAAATTAAAAAAAATGGAAGAAAAAATATTAAAAGAAAATCCGAACAGATTCGTTATTTTCCCTATTGAACATAATGATATATGGGAATTTTACCAACAACATCAAGCAGCGTTTTGGACGGCTGAAGAAGTTGATTTATCCAATGACATTAGAGATTGGGAAAATTTAACAGACAATGAAAGATTCTTTGTTAAGAATGTATTATCATTTTTCGCAGCATCTGACGGAATCGTTAACGAAAACCTAGCGGAAAATTTCTTAAAAGAAGTACAATATCCTGAAGCTAAGTTCTTCTACGGATTCCAACTTATGGCTGAAAATATTCACTCATTAATGTATTCATTATTGATTGACACTTATATTTCAGATGCGGATGAAAAAGATGAATGTTTCCACGCGATTGATAAATTACCTGCGGTTCAAAAGAAAGCGAAATGGGCTTTAGATTGGATTGAAAATTCTACTTTCCAAGAAAGATTGGTTGCGTTTGCGGCGGTTGAAGGTATCTTCTTTTCAGGTTCATTCTGTTCAATTTTTTGGTTAAAATCAAGAGGAATAATGCAAGGTTTATGTAACGCTAATTCACTTATCTTTAAAGATGAGAACTTACATTGTGATTTTGCAATTCATTTGATTAATAATCACGTTGAGAATAAACCAAGTGAGAAAAGAATTAAAGAAATTTTATTATCAGCGTTAGAGATTGAAAAAGAATTTATTACTGAATCTATACCAGTATCTTTAATTGGTATGAACTCAAACTTGATGAAACAATATCTTGAATTTGTGACTGATGGTTTATTAGTTAAATTTGGATGTAAAAAACAATTTAACGTAGAACAACCATTTAAGTTTATGGAACAAATTGCTGTTGAAACAAAGGGTAACTTCTTTGAATCAAGAACTATGGAGTACCAAAAAGCTAAATTGGGTGAGTCATTAACATTTACTGAAGATTTTTAATATGATGTCATTAAAGATAAAAAAAAGAGGGGGGGACGAAGTTTCGTTCAACCCCCAAAAAATTTATAATAGAGTTAAACGAGCAGCAAGAGGATTAAACGTAAATGCTGATGAGGTATTCATTAAGGTGATAACTTCAGTTCCAACAGAGGGTGTTATTACAACCAAAGAGTTGGATAAGTTAGTTTACGAGATTGCGGCGGCATACACCGGAAGTCATCATGACTACTCAAGATTAGCGTCTTCAGTAGCAATTTCTGCGTACCACAAAGAAACTGATGATAGTTTTTGTAACACAATGCACACATTACACGTTGATGGTATTATTAATGATAAGTTAATGGAAACTATTGAAAAATATGGTCCTGAAAATATTGATTCTGTAATTAATCACGAGAATGATTACAATTTTGATTATTTTGCATGGAAATCATTACAAGAAATGTATTTGTTAAAAACTCCGGAAGGTAGAGTAATTGAAAGACCACAACATATGTATATGAGGGTGGCTTTATGGGTTACTAAATCATTTGAACAAGCGGTTGAGTATTACCAATCATTGTCAAACCAACTTATTTCCCCGGCAACACCAATTATGATTAATGCGGGGACTAAAACACCTCAACTAGCGTCTTGTGTATTGAAATACAATCACGGGGACTCAAGAGAAGGTTTATTACAAACATTAAATGATATTTCAACGTACTCTTCGGATGCTGCGGGAATTGGTTTATGTATGTCTAACATTCGTAGTAAAGAAAGTCGTATTAACTCATCAGGAGGATTTGCGGGTGGTTTATTGAAATACCTTAAAATAGTTAACGAATCATTACGTTTCTTTAATCAACAAGGAAGAAGACCGGGAAGTGCAGCTATCTACATTGAACCTTGGCATAAGGACATCATTGATTTACTTGAGATTAAAAAGAACACGGGTGCTGAAGAGATGAGAGCGAGAGATTTGTTTACATCAATATGGTTACCGGACAACTTTATGGAGGCGGTTAAGAATAATTCTGATTGGTACTTATTCTGTCCTAACGACATTAAAAAGGCGGGTATCAAACCATTACAGGAAACTTATGGTGAAGAATACGAACATAGTTATAACAGAGCAGTTGAACTAGGTCTTGGTAAAAAAGTAAAGGCACAAACAATTTGGAATAAAATTATAGAATCTCAAGTTGAAACCGGAGTTCCTTACTTATGTTCAAAAGATAGTGCGAACAGAAAAACAAACCATCAAAACATTGGGGTGATTAAACAATCTAACCTATGTAATGAGATTTACCAATATACTGATGAGAACACTACTGCAATCTGTACTTTATCATCTATGGTATTGAAAAACTTTATTATTAAAGGTGAGTTCGACTTCAAATTACTTTATAATGAGGTTAGAAAGGTTGTTAGAGCACTTAACAAAGTTGTTGACATTAATAGTTACTCAACTGAACAAGGTAGAAAAGGTGGTTTAGAACAAAGAGCGATAGCTATCGGAACTCAAGGACTTGCTGACGTATTCTATTTAATGGATTACATCTTCACATCTGAAGAAGCTCGACAATTAAATAAAGAGATTTTTGAAACCATATACTTTGCGGCAATCACCGAGAGTATGGAATTATGTAAATCAGGTGAATATAAACCATACAAATTCTTTAAAGGGTCACCAATGTCAAAAGGTATATTCCAATTTGATATGTGGGGGTTAGATTACGAAGGATTAGGTAGAATGTGGGATTGGGACTCACTTAAGTTAGAAGTATCCAACCACGGGGTTTGTAACTCGTTATTCACGGCTCAGATGCCGGTTGCATCTTCTGCTAAGATTACAGGTTCATTTGAAATGACAGAACCGGCTCACTCGGCATTATTTAATCGTCGTGTAGTTGGGGGTGAAATCTTAATTGTTAATAAATACTTAATTAATGATTTTGAAAAAATTGGTATTTGGTCTGAAGATTTGAAAAATGAGATTATAATGAATGAGGGTTCAATTCAAAACATTAACTTTAATCATTATCTTGATGTTGAAGATAAAAACTACAACAAGAAAGTTAAGAGAATTGAACATTTAATTCCAAAATACAAAACAATTTGGGAAATATCTCAAAGAGAACTTATTGATATGGCTGCTGACAGAGCACCATTCATTGACCAATCACAATCAATGAATATCTATATGTCTAACCCAACATTATCAAAGATTTCATCATCACACTTCCATTCTTGGGGTAAAGGATTAAAAACTCTTTGTTATTATGTTAGAACTAAAGCAATATCAACCGGAGCAAAACATTTGGCTGTGGATATTTCAAAAGTGGGTCAACCAAAACCTATTGAAAAACCAACCGTTGAAATAAATCAAAAACCAAAAGACAGTGAATTTGAGTGTTTTGGGTGTGGTTCTTAATAGAAATAAATATTAATCACGACTTTGGTCGTGATTTTTTATTTTACTCTATTTATAAGAAATAATTACGACACTATATTTATAGATATGGCAGATGGAAAAACATATGGTATTAATTTCCCTTTTAGGGATTCTTATGATGGAAAGTATTTAGACCTTTCCACAGATAGTACTGAAGAAACAAGAACGGACTTAATACATTTATTATTAACTAGAAAAGGAAGTAGATATTTTTTACCCGATTTTGGTACAAGATTGTATGAATTTATTTTTGAACCATTAGATGGTCCTACATTTTCAGATATTGATGCTGAAATTAGAGATGCTGTTGAAGAATACATACCGGGAATAACAATTAAAAATATAAGTATTACTGCGGCATCAGATGGTGAGGAAGATAAAGGTACTTATGTTGACCAATATGATACACGTGTTTTTAGAGTACCGGGTATTGGAACTAAAGAACACACTGCGAAAGTAAAAATAGATTATCAAATAAATAATGACGTGTTTAACGCTAGTGATTTTGTAATCCTAAATATTTAAAGAATATGGCAAATAAAAAAATATCGTATACTACGAGAGATTTTCAATCAATTAGAACTGAGTTAATAAACTTTACAAGAACTTATTATCCGGATTTAGTTGACAATTTTAATGATGCAAGTGTGTTCTCTGTATTATTAGACCTAAACGCTGCGGTTACCGACAACCTTCAATTCAACATAGATAGAAGTATTCAAGAGACGGTATTACAGTATGCTCAACAAAGGTCATCAGTATTTAACATTGCCAAAACTTATGGGTTAAAAGTTCCGGGTCAAAGACCGTCAGTAGCTTTAGTTGATTTTTCAATTACTGTACCGGCTTTTGGTGATAAAGAGGATTTAAGATATTGTGGTATTTTACGTAGAGGTTCTCAAGTAAGTGGTGCTGGTCAAGTATTTGAAACTGTTTATGATATTGATTTTTCATCACCATCAAATGCGGATGGGTTTCCTAATAGATTAAAAATTCCAAATTTTGATTCAAACAATAAGTTATTAAATTATACTATTGTAAAACGTGAGACCATTGTTAACGGTATTACTAAAGTTTTCAAGAGAGTTATTACTGCTAATGACGTAAGACCATTTTTTGAAATATTTTTACCTGAAAAGACCGTATTAGGTGTAACAAGTGTGTTATTGAAAGATGGTACTCAATATGCCAATGTACCTTCAAATCAAGAATTTTTAGGTGTTGATAATAGATGGTTTGAAGTTCAAGCTTTAGCTCAAGATAGAGTTTTTATTGAAGACCCAACAAAAGTTTCTGACAACCCCGGGATTAAAGTAGGTAGATATGTAAATACTGCCACTAAATTTATTACGGAATTTACACCTGAAGGGTTCTTTAAAATGACCTTTGGTGGAGGTAGTCAATCTGCTGACGAACAATTAAGAGAATTTGCTCGAGATGGTAAACCATTAAATTTATACAAATATTCTAATAACTTTGCGTTAGGTAGCACTTTAAAACCTAATTCAACCCTATTCGTTCAATATAGGATTGGTGGTGGTACAGGAAGTAATTTAGGTGTTGGAGTTATTACACAAATTGGAACAGTTTCATTCTTTGTAAATGGTCCGTCTGAATCTGTTAATACTACAGTTGTTAATTCATTAAGATGTAACAACGTAACAGCGGCTATAGGTGGGGCAAATTATCCAACAACAGAAGAAGTTAGGAATTTAGTATCGTATAACTTTACGGCTCAAAACAGAGCAGTTACTGTAAATGATTATGAATCAATTATTAGAACAATGCCATCACAATTTGGTGCACCGGCTAAAGTTGCAATAACTGAAGAAAACAATAAAATTAAAGTTCAAATGTTATCATATGATGAGACCGGTAGATTAACCGAGATAGTTTCAAACACATTAAAAAATAATGTGGCGAATTATCTATCAAATTACCGTATGATTAATGATTATGTATCAATTGAAAGTGCAAATGTTATTGACTTAGCTATAAATGTTGATGTTGTGTTAGATAATTCACAAAATCAAGGTTCAATTATTTCTCAAGTAATTAATATAATCACAGATTATTTTGACCCGACAAACCAAGAAATGGGTGAAAATGTTAATGTATCGGAATTAAGAAGATTAGTTCAAAGTGAAAATGGTATTATTTCCGTTTCTGATATGACATTTTTTAATAAAGTTGGTGGTCAATATTCTTCATCTCAAACATCTCAAAGATATATCGATTCGGAAACAAAACAAATTGAATTAGTTGATGATACAATTTTTGCCGAACCAAGACAAGTGTATCAAGTTAGATATCCAAACAAAGATATCAATGTGAGAGTTAAAAATATTAAAACGGTTAATTTCTCTTAGCAATTTATTTTAAAATTTATTGAATTATCTTTTGAAAATAGTATATAAACTATTTATTAAAAAAGATTATTATGTCCAATTCATTTAGAATACGTACAGAGCCGGGTGTTGACAAATCACTTAACGTCTTGATAGACCAAGAATTTGAGTATTTAGAAATATTATCTCTAAAATTATTACAAAGTCAAATATACACTAGACAATGCTCTGATTACGGGGTTATTGTTGGTAGGGTAAGTGTGAACAATGGTTTTGGTATTCCAAATGCTAAAGTTTCTGTGTTTATACCTTTAGACACAAATGACGAACTTAATCCGGTTACTTCTGATTTATATCCGTATAAAACATTAACAGATTTGAATGAAGATGGTTATAGATATAATCTACTACCATATGTTAAATCTCATAGTGGACATAATCCAACAGGAACTTTTTTTAATCGGGAGGATGTTTTAACCGACCCAACTTTAATACAGGTATATGACAAATACTTCAAATACTCTACAGTAACAAACTCTAGCGGTGACTATATGATTTTTGGTGTACCAACCGGAAGTCAAACAGTTGTTGTTGATATTGACTTATCAGATATTGGGGAATTCTCATTATCACCCCAAGATTTGATAAGAATGGGTCTTGCAACGCCAGCTCAAGTTGCGGGTATAAATTTTAAATCTTCTACAAATTTAAATTCGTTACCTCAAATTATTAATTTTAATAGAACTATTGAGGTTGAGCCGTTATGGGGTCAACCTGAAATATGTAATTTGGGTATAACAAGAACTGATTTTGATTTATCTAAAGAATCCGGTATTGATATTAGACCAACATCCATCTTTATGGGTTCGATTGTTTCAAGTAACGATGACGAAGCCCTTCCAAGAAATTGTAAACCCCGACTTAAATCCGGTTCACAATGTACTTTAGTGACCGGTCCGGGAGAAATATTGGCTATAAGACAAACTATTTTTTTAGACGCTCAAGGTAAACCAATTTTAGAGACAGTGGATTTAGAAGAGGGTGGTCAAGTTATTGATGATAATGGTGCGTGGTTAGTAGATGTCCCAATGAATTTGGATTATTTAATAACTAATGAGTTTGGTGAACAAGTTATATCTGATGACCCTAAAAAAGGTATTCCAACTAAAGGTAAATATCGTTTCAAAGTTAAATGGAATCAATCACCATCAATATCAGAACCTGTTAGAAGAGGGTATTTTTTAGTACCAAATGTTAAAGAACATGGTTGGACTAATAGTGGTTCAAACCCAAACGCAACACTTAAAAAAAAGTCATACGCGTTTAGTTTAGATTGGGATGATTATGTTGATTTTCAATCGGCAATAGATTGTACAGATACGTTTTATTTAATGCAATATAATAAAGTTTATACTGTCTCTCAATTAGTTGACCAATATAGAAAAGGTTATTTAAATACACAATTTATAGGTATTAAAAATATTTTAGATGAATCTTGTGAAAGTGAAAATAACAAGTTCCCAACAAATGATGGTGTTTTTAGGTTTGACTTAATTTATTTTTTATTTTGGATTATGTTATTTTTATTCAGACCGGTTTTTATATCATTAATACCTGTTATTCATATTCTTTGGTTTGTTCTTAAAATTTTAGCATTACTTTTAACAGTGATTATCGCTATTATTATGACAGTTGTTATTTTAATTTGTAATATTTTATATGGTATTGTAAGTGTTTTGGCTAATTTACCTAATTGGTTAGGTGGTAAAACATTTAAAAAATGGAAAGATAAATTGGATTGTCCTACTTTTGCGGATTTAAATAAAATGATAAAGGATATTAATGAATTTCCTGATAAATTAAAAAACATTAAAATACCTAATTTATCATATCCTGAATGTTCATTTTGTGATTGTGGGGATAACAGTAATTTACCTAAAGATGAACCGGGTGTGGAACAGTTAGCGGTAGATACTGAAGATGTTACACAATATGAAGGGGTTGGTACGTCGTTACTAACACCATTTCAAATTTCTTCACAATATGGTAATAAACCTAGCTATTCAGGAACATCAGGTAACCCTGGTATTTATAGCTCAGATTCTAACTATCAGTTTATGTTTGCGGGGCAATCTTTAGGGTTTACTGAACAGGAAACTTTAACGGTTTCTACTAGAGTACCTGAAATGGTGATATCTACAAATAATGATGAGAATACCGCGGCTAGTGGTACATCAGAACCTGATTCACCAGAGTTTGCATATTTCACATCAAGTTTAACTATACCTGAAAGATTAAATTTATTTAACACCAAGGCAAAATATTTTAATGAAAGTCCTAGTAATCCGGGAGGTGGTGTTAATAGAATTAAAGTAACATTTCAACCGAATTTGAATAATCCATTAACTAAATTTCACTATGATAATGTAATCGCGATTGTTTGTACACCAAATGCTACTAATTTAGAACCTGGTACCATGTTGTCTTTCCAAGATTTTGCACTATCAAAAGATAAAAATGTTATTAATACCGGAACAACATTAAATGAGTATGGTACAAATACCATTACAGGTACGACAATAAATAGTGGGTCAACAACTAATCCCGGAACAATAAAAATTAACTATGCGAATCCGAATGGTTCGGGTAATATGCCTACAGAGGTAGAATATCAAATTGTTACTTTTTCAGGTGACCCTAAATATGCTAGATTCCCTATGGATGTTGAATATTTTCAAGTTATTACAGGTATGACTTATTCTGAATATAGCGGAATGTGTAATAGTAACACGGCTTCATCACCTAATGATTGGAATAGTAATAATTCATTTAATAATAGGTTTTTAAGTAACGATATGAGATTTTATCGTATAACTCAATTTCAAACTGATGATACAGTAAGTGGGTTTCCTTGTGGTAGACCATTATCTTGGGATACTACTGAAAGGTTTTTTTCTCCTGTCGAGTATTATAAATCAATTGAGAAACAAAGAGTCATATTTTTAGTTAGAGGTGTTGACCCTAATTCATCTAGAACTAAAGTTCAATATGATTTAAGTCGATTATTTGGTTATAATTTTGGTAATTCATCAACAATAATAACAGGTAATAATTATAAATTAAATTACCCAATTCAAGGTACTTTAAATTGTGTTAATCATATTACCACAAGTAATTTAACATCTAATTTTTATTTTAATTCGTTTCGTTTTGAACCATCTATAACACCACCTCCACCAACAGTTCTACCACCACTACCACCATTACCTGAAACGTTTGGTTTTAGTTCGTTCACGAGTAATCTACATACATTTTATTCTAATCTAGATTCGACAAATGGTAGTTTTACTCCCGGACAAGGGGCTCTACCATTGTCGTCAGTCACATTACCATCATCTTCCCCAATTAAAGTGGTTAATGATTACATAAATAATTCTCCACCACCATTTTCATTTTCGGATGGAACACAAGGTTGGAATGGGTTTATTGTTGAGTGGGATATTCAGTATACTCGTCTTGTTAATTGTGTTGGGCCTTTTACTAAACTTTATAATAGAAGGGCCGGTACTGAAAATGTGTCACCAACTGATAATAGAGGTTACTATCCTGGTGAGATTGTTGAGGGTGGTTCAATGTTTTATCAAAGATTAAATATAAACCAAGCCATATCGCCAGACCCACTTTTACTTGATAATGTTTACTACGCACCAAAATATCCAAGCTCGGGAACAACACCTGCAGAAATTACGGCAGCGTCTTTAATTTTTAATTTAAATAGTACGAATCAAACTAAAATAGTGATGAGGTCGGATAGATTACCGACTTCAACATTAGTTCAGAATAATTTAGGTAATAGTTTTCCGTTACATACAAATAGTAATTTTGTAATCTTTGTTGTGACTGATGATGGTGCGACTATTAATCAAAGTGTTGGTGGGACGGGGTCATCAAGTGTATTTGTGGGAGAAGCAGGTGCTTTTGCTCCTGAACCAATTGTTGGCCCGGATGCTGAACCAGAGCTTGTTAATCAAATTTTAAAGTCATTTAATTGTGGCGATATGGCACCGTTAGGTTGTTATTATAGTGATGAACCTTCTCCGGGTAAATATAATTTAAAAATATACGATAAAGGAAATCCTTGTTGGAGTTTTGGTTCCGGTAAAGTTAAGTTTGACGGTGGTTGCTATATATTGATTACTCAACCAATACTTTCTTTATTATCGGGTCAAGATTTTCAAGTAGTGTTTGAATGGACAAATAGGATTCAAGTAATGTTTGGTGCGTGTAGAAACGTATTTTCACATTTATTTACGAACAATTGGATTAATGGGGTTCTTTATCCTTTTTCATTTTCTAATGATATTGTTTTCAATAGTCAAAATCGACCTGTGAGTAGAATTTGTAGTGAAAATATTTATTTTGACCAAGATACCAATAATTTTTATTATAGAAGTAGTCCTTGGAATGATAGTACTTCTGAATTTGTTGGTATGGATAGACCAGAACCGAATCCTATTATAAGTGGTATATTTGGTGGTTATGGAGGTAATTTAAAAAATTTAAAATATCCAACAACTATCATGGATTTAGGTCCAAGAAACTTATATATACAAGAATTGGTCATGTCTGATGATTTTGATGGGTATGTTGCTAATCGATTAAATACGTCAAGTTATGGTGATGTTTCTGAATTATTAAATCTTTTAATTATTACAAGATTAGCTAGTCCCGGATTTTTGGAAAGAATTGGGGTAACTAATGTCGGTATCCTATCATTTTTCAGTAGAACTAAACTTATGATTGATGGTGATTACGCTCAAATGATTGCAATTAATTCTGAATTATCGGTGGCGCCGTTCCAATCGTTAAATTATCCTGACAATCCTGCTGGACAGCAAAACCCAATATATTATAACCCGTCAAGTGATATTAATAAGGTGGTGTTTGGTGTTTTCTTTTCTTCAGATACTCAAACGCGAGATTTTATATCACCAAAAAGAACGATTATTGACCCTGATGGGATTGCGAATCAACCGTGTACTTTTAGTTATTTTTCGGTATTCACTCAAACGGTTCCATTTTATCAATGGAATATAAAACCAGATGACACCAATAGTATTTTTGGGTCTCAAAAAAATGGGTGGTATACTAATCCAATAAACAATCCGGCATTTTTTAATTATCCTTATCAATTGTTAGACAGAATTGAACCTTCATCAAGATATATGAGAACATCTCAAAGTCCTGAAAACAAATACTTTAAAGGTTATATTTATTCTGTTTATCCTGATGGAACATTAAATCCGGAGTTTAACTCTATTGAATCAAATTCATACGATGACAGATTGTTTAATACCGGAGCTCCGTTTTATTTTTATTTTGGATTGAAAAAAGGTAAATCGGCATTTGATAGATTCACAACTAAATGGTTAGATACAACAACAACATTATAATATGGGAAATAGAATTGATACTAGAGTAATTTTAGGTTCTTTACGATATAAATCGGCACC